ATCAACTTTTTTAGTTTTTTTATTAACACCTTCATCTGTATTTTCATTATTAATAATTTCTTTCTTTTCATCTTTATTTTCTTTTCTATCTTTAGTTTTTTTATTAGAAGGTAAATCTTCTTTACTAGCATCAATAGTGTTGGTACTAAAATTACTTACAACTTTATTAATTTTCTCACTTGTTTGTTTCTTTAACTCCTCAATCTCACCTCTTAAAAAATTTCTAAAATCTGTTTTTCTTTGAGATGCAGAATAAGTTTCAGTAATAGGATTGTCTGCTAACCATTCAATAGCATCTTCTTTAAACTGTGGTTTCATAAATGGGTTGTAATCCATTTTAATACCAGTTTGTTTAAATGCTCTGTCGTAATCTTTTTGAATATCTATAATTTCATCTTCAAAGTAAGTATAACTTGGTGTAGATAACAAACCATCATCACCACTTATTTCATGTTTTTTAATTAATTCTTTTGTTTCATTATAATAATTTGCTGAAACACTTGCTCTATTGTCATTAAGGTACTTCATTGCACCTTCAATATCGTTTTCTCCTAATTTTTCTATAATACCATTTTTAATTTCAGGACTAGTTTGACTATTAAAACCTATAGTTTTATTTTTATAAACTTTTTCAATTTCATTCTTTTTATAATTAGAAGCATTTTTATATTCATCACTTTGCATTGCTTCACTAAATGTTAAATAAGTATCAGCAACATCAACTGCTTCTAAATATTCTTTTTTTCTATTAGCTTCAATTCTTGTATTATTATCTGCTAATTCTTGGTCTTCTCTATCTTCAATCTTATCTTTTAATACTTGAAAATCATCAGCAAGACCTTTTACATTGCCTATAGCATCTGTTCCTAATTTTACATGTTTTGGTAATTTAGCTAAAACTTGTTTTGCATATTCATAATCACCAGTTTTATCAACATAATCAGTTAATGATTGAAAGAATAATTTTTGTTTAGTTCCATTACTTAAAATACCATCATAACTTTTAAAAAAATTTGTAATGTTTTTACCATTTTCTTCCATTGTTAAATTTTTGTCTAACAAACCTTGAAAGGTATTTATAAAATTAGTATCAAATTCTTCACTAATTCTTGACATTTGTGATGTGACATGAGTTTGAAATAATTGATTTTTCATTGCAGAAGTTTTGCTAAAGAAACCTTTCTCTAACATTATTGCATCATGTGAACCTAATTGATTTTCAGCTATAAATAATTTTAATTCATCTTTATAAAAATCTTGAAAAGCTGTAGGACTTGGATTTTCACTTACTTTTTTTTCTGCATAGCTTATAGCAATCTTTTGTTTAAATAATTCTGCTTTTTGATTTAAACCTAATTCTTGATATTTTTCTAAATAATATGGATTAGCTTCTTTTGGTAATTTACCTTTGTTAGATAAATTAAAGAAACTAGTTTTATTTGCTTTAATTTCACTATCACTTTCACTACTCTCTTTACCACTTTTAAAATCTTTTTCTGCTTCTGCTTCACCTTCTTTTTTCTTTTTCTTTTCATTAAGAACATAAGCATCTACTAAACCATCATTAACAAAAGCATCTAAACTTTTTGCAAATGTTTCTAGTCCAGCAGGTAAAGGTTCTACTTCTGGTTTATAAAATAAATTAAAATCTGATGACCTTACTTCTGGTAATTCAGGTGTTAAATTTAATTCTGGTGTGTTTCTTCTTTTAGCCATTATTTAATACCTTCTGCTTCTTTTCTTGTTTGTAAGTCGTAATAACTATTTGCTACACCTAAGACTGCTGATGCAAACAATAAATTTGAATTTGGTGGTGTTAAGTAAGTTGATTGACTTTCTTGACCAAATTGAATTGCTTCCATATTTCTTTCATATTGAGAAATATTAATACCCATGTTTGTCTGTAATGAAGAATTGTAGTTTCCTTGAACTCTGTAGTAATCTCTCATTAATGCCTGAGTTGAACCAGACATTGCTACTCCACCTTCTCCTGCACTAGCTATAAATGTTGCTCTAGCTTTTCTACCTTTTATTTCTGCTTCATAACCTTTAGCTAGTGATTGCTTTTGAGTTTGTCTAATTTTTAATTGTTCAGAAGCATATCTTTGAATAGCATTTTTTCTTGCAATTTCATTTTGTCTTTTTTGCTGTTCATACTGTGCCTTTGCTTGTGCCTTCTGCATTTTGTATTGAAGACCTGCACTGGCAACCTGAACTGCTATTAGTCCTGCTGTTGGTGTACACATATTTTTATAAATTCATAAAATGGTTTGTTTAAAACCCCATAGTTTGTTTTGTTAATAAAAGTAAATCCACACCATTTAAGCCATTTAATGTGAACTTCGTTTCTGCAATCAACATAGTTCCATAAAATTTTATATTTTGTATTTAAAAAATTAACTACTTCTCTACATTGTCTTAAAAAAGCTATTTGAATAGTAGCCAACTCATCAGTTGCAACTAGCCAAATACCACCGACAGAATTACCTAAATCATCAACACCAAATATTCCTACTGGTTTATTTTGTGGATTGACTATAGTAAAAATAATCTTTGATTGTTTATATCCTCTTAATAATTCGTAATAAGGTAATAAACCATTAGTAGATATAATTTCTTGTTTGTCTGCTTTTCTTAATTTTGGTGCTAGATATTTAATATCAGCTAATGTTGTTAATCTAAAATGACTATACCCTTTGAGATGCAGTGACATAATAACCTTCCCAACTTGCGTTTATAAAGTTAGAAGGCAAATGACTATCATTTTCTATTGTCACTGTAAGTTTATCATTTTCTGATTGGACAGCGAATGTATAATCGCCATCTTCTAAATTAACTGTACCTGCTAGTCCACTTCCTACAACTGTTCCTGTGAATGTTGTATTAGAAGCACTTCTTCCTACTGGTGTCACAGTAGTTTTGAAGAAAGCAGTGTCATTATAACTTACACTCCAATTTCTAATTTGAAGTCTTCCTTCTTTAGTTGATATTCTACTTCCTGTCGTATCTGCAATTTGCATAAATTGTTGAGAGAAAGTAAATTTAAAAGTATAATCTTCTCCTATAAAATAATCATAAGAAGTTATATCTCCTGAAATTACTATAGAAGTTCCTGATTGTGAAACTATTGCAATTTCTTGTCCTGCTGTATTTGAACCTGTACTTGCACCCACTACACTCAGGGTATTGGTTTTAGAATAAGGAATTGTAATCGTAGTTTGGTTAGTACCTGCGTTATAACTTTCACTAACTCCTGCTGTGCTATTTGTAATTTTTCTGTCTAAGTGAGTTAAGTAAGATGCACTAGTATCTACAACAGCAGGTGAAATATCTAATGTTTCTAAATAAACACCATCACTTCTTTCTATTACTAAATATAAAAGATTTTCAATAAAATCCATTCCTAATATAGTTTCAGTAGCAGAAGCACCAAATATCCATTTGTGCCATGCACTTTGTAATTTCTTTTGATTACTAGAAAAGAATTGATGAATGTATAAAGCATTTTGTTCATCAGAAGATAAAGCTACAACTATATTTTCATTTGTAGCAACTGACATTTTAAAAATATTTTTAGGAATATATTTAGGTACATTAGCAGTAATATCGTCTGCTTTTTTTACATCTGTTGTATCTTCAACGAAAAATTCTCTAAATCCTGTAAAATTACCTTTTGGAAAAGCAAAGAATACATTATTACCACTTCCTATAGGTTTAACATCTTTGTCCATCTCAAATTCTGTTGCTACATTTATTGCTACATTTTTTGCAGTAAGTGTAGTACCACCAGTCATCATAAATTGAGTTTGGTCACTAAATAATAATAATTCTTCAGCAAAAGATACTACATGTCTTAATATAGATACTTTAGAATGTGTTGAAGCAACATCTAAAGGGTCTGTATCTAAAACTGTAGTGACTGTTTCAGGAAAGAACTCATAGAACTCACCTGCTCTTGACATAATAACATTTTCATCAGCAACAAAACCTAATCTGTTTCTATGAAAAAATATGTCATTTAATTTACCACCTATAAAACTTGGGTTAGGTGCAGAAGTTAAATCACCTGCTACTCTAGTTCCCCATGAAGGCACATTATAATCTGTTCCTGAAATAGTATAAGTTGAGCCATCTACTTGGGTAAATCTAAAATTACCATCTGCTGTTCTTATTAGAACATGTGGCATTGTCGTATTATCTAATGTTGTAGCTATTGCAGGTGCAACTGTTTCAGTCCACGCATCTTTGCTACTATCATATTTTACATAATAATTATCAAAATTATTTGAGTTATCACCAGTGACTTCTACAACCATATTATTAATTGCAGGACTTGGTAAATCTGAAAATGTTTGTACTGTGTCTGCAACTATTTGAGAAGCATCATCACCATAACCATCAGAAGCACTTACTGTTAATGTTCCTGTGGATTTGACTATTGAAAAACTGGAATTTCCAATTTTTGTGCATGTAATATTTGTTGGCGAACCAACTGCACTAAATAATCCATCTCTGATACTTTCAGTGTTTGTATTGCTTGAAGTAAAATTATATGTACTTCCATCAATCGTCACTGAATATTTTGTATCATTCACACCTTGTAATACTGAATAAACTGCTTGTTCTATTTTTGCAGGACTTGTTGTACCTGACATTGCAGTAGTTTTTTGTTTATTTAAAATAAAAGTAAAATCAGCAACAGTCATTGCTACAAAATCTTGTTTAGGATTTGAAGAAGTTATGTAGGTTGTAGCATTAGATTGATTAACTACAGTTTTTTCTACTCCTGCTGTTGTAAATACTTTTATAGCACCACTACTAATAGTAATTATATATCTTTCACTTGCATCTCTATTAATCGCATGAACATACGCATTAGCTAAAGTTGATGTTGAAATTTTTGCAATGTGAGATGTATTAGGTCTTTTTTTTAATCCCTCTACAACAGAACTAAAACCATTTTCTTGAACTGATGCCTGACTGGGTAATCTAAGAACCTCTGGTTGTTGTGAGACACCTTGTACTAAATTAGGAATTACTCTATTTATTAAAGGCATTTAGTACCACCAGTGTGTCTTATTTCTTCCTACAGTGTAAACCTGTTCAGGACTGTCAAATACTGTAAAATCTCCTGTTTGCATTTCAGCTTGTCTTAGAACTGCTAAAGATTTTTGTTCATCTTCTAAAGAAAATTTATGTAGTGTATTTGCACCTAAAGTTCTGTCATGGAATACTCTTGCACTTCTTACTGTGATATATCTTTTTGCTTGTTCAGGTATATCAGCAAAATCTAATAAATATATTAATGTAGCTTCAGTAAAATCTTTCGTAAAACTATCACTATTTGTAGCAAGATTATATAAATAGTTATTTCTTTGAACTATATCATAATCTGTTTTTGAATATTTATATGGATTTAATTCTACTCTTAATACATTAGTAGCTATTGGAATTTTATTATTAGTATCTTTACTTAAACTTGCTTTATGATGAGTATTAAAATGCCAACCCATACTTTGTACTTCTCTATTAATTTCATTTAGAACATTTTTTGCCATTGTTCCATCTACAGGCAATGCACCTGATAAAGTTGATAAAGGTGCTTCTCCGATTGTTGAAAGAACTGTATTAACAGCTTCAAGTTCGGTTGTTCTAGTTTGTATAGTCATTATGGTAAAAAACTATCCCAAAATTCATTTATTTTCTTTTTAAGTTTCATTCTTAATTTACAAAACCAACACATCATTATTTTTATCTCCTATAATTAAAGCACTGGCGAAGTCTCCCTCGCCAGTACAAATCGTAATAAAATATTACGAAGTTTTAACTGCTGTGCAACTTTCTGGTCTAAGGATTGATGACCCAATAGCCATTCTTCCTGTAATCAGACTGCCCAACCTACGAGCATCATAAGTTGTCTCAACAACTAAATCTTTCAGCTTAACTGTTCCAATCGCAGATTTATGGAAACAAACTGCCACATAATTTTGTGCGTCTATGTGGTAAGTGTTGTTTGTACCAGAAACCTGTGAAGAATTATCAGCAAAAGCACTTGAAACAGTGTTTGATTTGATAACTGGAACTCCACCGATTGATACAACAGTTCCTTTTCCAAAATCACCATTAAGTGTTGAAAAGTCTCTGTTTAACAGTTTATCATTGTTCGCTAACTGATAATAAATATCAGGGTTTACAACAATGTATCTGTCAGTTGAAGGAACATCATTCTCATCTAATTTTTGAATACATTCAAATAAAGATGCGATTAAAGATGTTGCATTTGTGTTTGCGTCAGCATCAGTTATAACTGTACCTGCATCTCCACCAGTAATTGTTGCTGATGCGTTTGCACCTACAACAGCTAACTGAAGTAAATTTTGGTCTACAGTTTTCGCTAATGCCTGTCCCATTTCGGAAGCATAAATTGACCTAATATCATAGTGCAATTTTAACTCATCTAGTTCGGCAACGAATGAACTAGAAAGAAGCATATCATCTATATTGATTATTTTTTCATTATGTTTGATTGCATCTCCTGTTATTTCAGCACCCACACTGTGATAACTAGCAGTTGTTCTACCAGTCACAGGGAAAGATGCACTTTTTCCATTTGCTATAGTTCTGACATTAGTCATTCCTAACATTTTGTTTTCTCTTTGGAATGATGCTAAAACTTCTCCACTATAGAGTTTAAGAAAAAGGTCGTTTACACCAGTACCAGTATTATTTACTAGTCCTAGTCTACTTGGTGTTGCGTTTGACATGTTATTGTCTCCTTTTTATTGTTTTAGTTTTACACCTTATTTACTTTCCAATTAGAGAGTTATCTGTCGTGACAGGCAATCATCTGAATTTTAATAAGTCATCTCTCTCTTACAAGAGATGAGATGTTATAAATTAATTTTTTCTTGTTCTTCTTCAGCACAAATAAATTTAATAAATATTTTAACTTCATTTACTGGTTCTTTACCTAAACTTTCAATTTTCTTTATACTTTCTGTATTTCCTGCAATCATACAATCATAATGACTATCATAAGTATTAAATCTGTGTGGTTCTAAACACTGATTACCTACAGCACTGCACAATATTAAATATAAAGCTACTACTTTCATTTTTTGTGTTGTCTTCTTTTGCTCTTATTCATTGAAGACCATTTAATTCTACTTTTATTTGTGGAAATACTTGTTTTTTTAAATCTACTTCTGCTTTCGTGTTCTTCTTTAGAAAGTAAGTTGTTTTTCTTCTTTGCCACCCACTACTTTTTTTTCCACTTATTTTTCATGTCTTTATATGCTTTCGCACTAATAGTGGATTTTTTCTTACTTCTAGATATACCTAGCTTTTTTCTTCGGTTAATATTTCTTACCAATGACATTAATATTTTCCTTTATATTTTTTCTTCTTTTTTGATTTAGTTTTTAATTTTTTACTTCTTAATTTTTTTACCAATGTTTTCATTATTATTTCCTTTTAATTAAATCAGTTGCTTTAATTCCAAAAATTGCACCACATACTGAAACCCATAATGCTTGAAACCAAAAAGGTAAATTATTGAAATGTTCAAAAAATAATTCTACTTTTCTATGAATTTCTGGGTCATCACTAAATACTGACCATGCTAGTAAAATTATTGGAATACTTATTAAGATTAAAACAAATTCATCTTTAAAATCATTTTTATGACTTTCTAAGATTTTACCTGTGTACTCAATTTCTCCTTTAGCCATTCTTTCAGCTTGAAGTAGTCTTGCAGAAGACATTGCTTCTTTAGTCTTTTGTTTATCAGAATACAGTTTAGCACCTGTCTTAACTGCCATTCCTAGTAAATTAAGCCATGCCATTATTTTTTACTCCTGTTATATTTTTTTGTAGTAATAGCTAAATTACTGGGTGAATTATTTCTTGGGTTTCCATCTTTATGGTGAACATCTTTACCTTTAATACCAACTCTATTTTTTAACATTCTTCTAGCCATGTTTCTGCTAGACCTATTTTTTCTTTGTTTAGGTTTAGAATGATAACTGTCGTATTCTTTTCGGTAATTTCTTTCCATTAGAAGACTGAACTATTAGCTAGTTTCCTTTCAACTTCTTGTCTATATACAGGGTCTTTTTCGTATCTAGGGTCATTCATTGCATCAGTGACTTGTGCCACTGAATTAAATACATCACCAGATACATTACCAACTTCACCTTGAAACATTTCTGTTTGTGCAGGTTGATTAGTCATTCCTGCTCTAGTCATTAAACCTTGTACTGCTAATTTAATTTGGTCTACACTTCCAGTTTCAGTCAATTCATTAAATGATTGTTGTTCTGTTTCTGAAAGATTTTCTGATGCCCATGAAATCAAATCACCATATTGTTGCTGACCACCTGCTACTTCTTGTATTTGTGAAGTTTGAGTATCAGCTATAGATTTTTGACCTTGAATATATCCATCAACTAAATCTTTTGATAAACCTTGTTTAGCTAATTCATTATAACTATTATTTGATAATTCACCTTTTTCTGCATACTCATTTGCATACTTATCTACAGAAAAACTATCACTTTTCACTTCTGCTTCTTCAGTAGCTTCTTGTTCTACTGGTTCATTTTGTTTTTGTGAAAATTGTTTTTCTAATTCAGTATATGCTTTAGATAAATCTTCAGCACTTTTGAATTTTTCTGGCAACCATTCAGGTCTTTCATTTTGAATACCTTGTGGTTGAGTATCAGGTGTTCTTACTTCTACTTTATTACCATTTGTATCTTCCATAGTTTCAATATTAACACCTTGTTGTTTTAAACTATCAACTTGTTCTTGTGCAGTTGGTTGTGATACATCTGAATTTATTTCAACTTTTTCAGTCATTGTTTTCTCCTATTTATTGTTATTGATTTTCAATAGATAGACTTCCTGTACTTGGGTCAATGCCGACAGCTTTATCACTATTAGTGATATGCTTACCTGCTTCAATCATAGTTCTAGGGTCTGTCATACCAGATAATGCTTGTTGGTTTTGCATCATCTGTTGTGCTTGTTGTTCTTCCTGTTGCAACTGTTCTTCGCTTTTTATTAATCCTGAAATATCAATTTGATTTGCAATAGCAAATTTCTTAATAGCATCAGGTACATTAATATGTTTTGTAAGAACTTCTGCACCAAGTGTTTGAGCCATATCAGAAAGAAATTGTAATAATTTTAATCTATCTGATTGTCTCCCTAATGCTTCCATACCAACAATTATTTTAACTTTAACTAATTCTTTTGGTAATGGTGGAAGCAATTTCTTTTGCCTTAACATTGCTAATTTAATATTAACATAAGGTAATTGAAATTCTGTAGTTAAGATGCCATAAACTCCACCTAAAGCATCTTGTAATTCATTTGCAATTAATTGTACTTCTGTAGCTGTCACTCTTTCAGCTTGTCTTTGTACTGAAGCATTTAAAAGAAATGCAAATTGTAATCTTTGTTCTATTCTTTGCATTTGTTCCATTGCAACTCTAAAGTCAGCAAATTTGTTTGCTTGTAATACTGATACATCAGAACTTGCACCTTCAATAATTGCACCATTTGGTGCTTTTGCTATAGATGATGCTCTTGTTGTTCCATTAGGACTAACCATAAACAACATTTTTGCAGAAGCAGAACTTCCTTCTAATATTGCTCTAGATAATCCTTCCAAGCTACGCAAGTCTCCAATAAAACTCTCAACATGTGACCTGCCATAGTTCATACCATCTATTCTATTAAATCTTAATGCTATGAATGGTAATGTTTCGTCTGTGTAATCTTTTTTATATAATATATTACCTTTAACTTCTTGATGGACATGATATTTTTTTCCATCTCTCATTACACAAGTATATAAATCACAAGTTTTACTTTCTTGTGTTTCTTGATATAATTTTGCCTGAATTTCTTTTGGTAATACATCAGGACTTACTGTTTCTTTAATAATAATTTTTTGTACTTTACCTTGTGGGTCTCTTTTAACTACATAGTTTTCTAATCTAAAAACTCTTAAACCTTCTTCAGTTAAATGTAATAAAACATTACCACTTACTATCAAATGTTTTAATGCTTCATAAACTGCAACTCTGTCATTTTGTACTTCAATATTATCCATGACAGCTTTTTCTATTTTAGCTAAACCTTCTTCAATAGTTCTTTTCTGTTCTGGTTCACCTTGTATTTTTTTATAAATTAATTCATCTACATCAATTCTAAAAAATGGTGCTTGTGGTGGAAATAAAGCTAACATCAATTTTGATGCTAAGTTCATTACCCCTCTTGCACCTATGGATTGGTAAGG